GTTGTTTTTATGTAGAGATCGTAGATCCTATATATTTAGTATTTCAAGACGTCACCTACCAGCACTTCTGTGTAGTTTTCAGTGTAGGTTAGCACGTCGTTAAGAACCCTCTTGTCAGGGGTGGCCGAACCGCCCAGAGCGGTGTCAGGCCATTTGCCTTCAGCGGTACTTTTTGACCACTCTATCTCGACCAGGGTCGATGCCAACTCGGCTGGCAGATGCCATCGAGGTTGTGTCTTCGCCGAACGTTCGAGATCGGCGTCCGCTTCCAATACCCGGGACACTGCAGGTTTGGCTGCTCCAGTGATAGCGGAGACTAACTCTATGCGCGAAGTTGACCTGCTACGAACGTCTAGGGCGCTCAGTAAGTGGTGAACAGCCTTAATACGGTTACGAAGTTGCCAATCTGTCTTTGCAGCGCCTGTCAAACGTAGTTGTTGGGGTTCTTTCACCACGTAAGGTCGCCCTCCGCCACTCCCGAGGTCAACGACGGCTTTTATGGCCGTGTCGGTCACCCTAGTCAGGTCAGTCTGCTGGAAAGAGAGTGGGAGCTCTGTTCCATATGTCGACTTTTGCAACACCCGCTTTAACTTCGAAAGTTCTTTCGGGGTTGGCTGTATCTCGCTCGGGAGCTGGGCGACAAGCGTGTTGATGTAGGGGCCTGTCACGTGGCTGGGCAATGAAGAGTACTCAGGTTCCCGCCTATTCTCCGCAGTAGTTGAAGTCCTTATATTGACCTCGCTAGCATCTTGTCTGCTGAAACCGTATTGCTCCACTAACATGCGATAACGGCTGATATTCCACAACTGCTGTGTTGCATTCTTGTCAGCCCCTCGTCGTATCCATGTTGCCATTGAGCTAGCAGCTTCCTGCAGTTTTGCCCACACGCCGACCACGCGATCAGTCTCCCAATTGCCGTTTACATGTGTGGCCACGCACCGGGCGAGACAACCGCGCAATTTAGCATCACTACAACCCATGATCCGCAAGTACTCATGGTGGTGGTGGTCGATCATAAGCTTTGTCTCCTGTCCCTTTAGGTTACATCGACCAGCTTCCTCGTTCCATAGTATGGCTGAGGGGAGCGTTCGGTGCACGGTAATGATATCATCACCGTGGCACAGGCGCTCGATTATGTGTGGTTCCACGTATTTGTGCTGGAGCGAGGTGTCTACCACTTTGGCATACGCTATATTAAGTAGCGTATTTATCAAAGTCGTGTCACGGTTCCCGCTGTAGAGCCCGCTTGTGGTTTTTATGATATCTCCAGTGTCCGGGTGCAACACATATTGGTTGTAGGTCGACTCGATCAACCAGTCGAAACCGTGTTCGATGAGCCTAATGTCATCGTCGCTCGCCGATGCACCCCTTTTGGCCCGCAACTCAGCTAGCGCACATTTCTTGGCTGAGCGGTAGATGAGTGCCATATGGTTATGGGTGTGCATCGAATTGAAGTCAGGGTAGTCGTAGGAATTGAAGACCATTCCAGCCTCAACTTGGGCCAGCCTGTGCATTGTGGCAGCTAACATAGCGGACCCGTCCAGGTTGATATCGATAGCCGGGTGGTCGATGTGCTTTTCCAGGGGCGCCATGAGCCAGTTGGAGAAGATATAGTGCCAGATCGTAACTCCATAGATAGCTCTAGCTTTTCCGCCGGTTTCGTTGAGCTTCATATGGGCTTTCGCGACTACTTTTGGTGTCGTGGCGGTCAGGATTGAGAGTACCTCGCTTCGCGGGATCGCCTCCATAACTGATCGTTTTGTTGGCCTAGGGGACAGCCCGTACTCAGACAGGATTGTATCTCGCATAGGGGAATTTTTTAGCACACTCGGCATCCCTGCGGTTGATCCAGACACCAGCCACTCATACGCGTTATCCATGAACTTGTCAAAAGTCTGCGGTGTAGCTTTCGGGTATGCCGTTGCCACAACTGACTCAATTTCGTCCTTTATAATTGTTGTGGCTGTAGCACTATTGTATTTGGTCCCGTCCCAAGCCAATATAGGATCAGGGTCGGTAGACTTGTTCTTAAATTCAGCAGCCCAATCCACTAAGACTCCCCCCCGGCCGTATAATGCTTGGAGGTATAAGGACTGAGCCCAGTCTGCCTCGGTTGCCGCAACATCCTCAGGGAACCCGTGTTTCCGTACTGAATCGTGGATAGCCTTGGAGACAACTAACCAGTGGTCCTCGGT